AGCGGAGTTTGAATACCTTGTTCAGGATTTTGCCACACTTGGAATATTAAAAAAAGCATCCAAACGTGTAGACCCGGGGCGGATTGAACTTGCAGACGGCACAATTATTGAAACCAAATCAGCCAAAGATCCAAGGACTCTTGCTATGAGAGCTCCCAATGGAATTATAGGATGCGAGGCATCACAGCTTGATATGGAAACATTTTACAGATTAAGAGGCAGATGTGCACCAAAAAAGGCATGGATGTTCCTGGGCGGAACTTTTGAAGGATCACTCGGATGGTATCCGCAATTATTCCTCGCATGGAAGCACGGCGGAGATGTGGAACAGGCATATTCACTTCCGTCATTCAGTAATTATCATTTATATCCAGGAGGAGAAAATGACCCGGAAATCGAAAGATTACAAAAAGACTCGTCAGACGATTTCTTCAAAGAAAGAATTATGGGAATCCCTAGTCCTCCACGTGGACTCGTATTCCATGAGTTTAGAGCAGATTACCATGTCAGAGAAATCGAATATATACCGGATGAGCCTGTTCATCTGTGGATTGATCCCGGCTATGCCGGAGGATACGCAGTTGAGGTTGTCCAGATACTTGACGAACAAATTTGCGTGGTTGATGAAATATATGAAAGAACTCTTATTACAGAAGAAATAATAGATATGGCTATGGATAAACCATGGTGGAGAGATGTTAAGTTTGGAGTTATTGATGTAGCTGGTTATCAGCACCAGGCAATGAGTGCACCGGCAGAGGTGTGGCTTGATAAAGCCGGACTATACATGGCATCACAAAAGGTAAAAATAAATGACGGAACTGAAAGATTAAAGTCTATGTTAAAAGTAGACCCTAAACATCACAGACCAAAGATGGTAATTAACCCTAAATGTAAAGGGGTATTGTCAGAATTTGGAACAGCCCCAAACCCGTTTGACGGACAGACCAGAGTATACAAATGGAAAACAGACAGGGATGGTAATGTGGTTGGCAATCAGCCCGAAGATAAGTATAATCACGGAATCAAAGCCTTAATATACGGGTTAATTGACAGATTTGGGTACAGTCATATTGAAAATATGGATCGCATTAAGGTAAAAAGGTGGTAACTTGGCAAAAAAAATAAAACCGGAAGATATAATAAATAAAGTTGAAACACATTATGACTCCACAGAACCTTTAAGGTCTCGTATGGAGGCAGATTATTCACTTTACAGGCTTGACCCCTATGATGCAGGGGACGGATATCACTCATACACATCAAATGAACCATCCACTTATGCAGATAAAATTGTTTCTTTCCTGTCATCATCTGAAATGATAGTAAGAATACCAAATGTGAGCGAAGAACGGGAAGCAAGGGAATCAAATAATACAAAAGAAAGATTTTTTCTTGGGGCTTTGAGATCAGCAAATGAAAGACTGGTTAAACAGTTAAAACCTTCGATCAAAGCACAGCTTTCATGGTTCATATCCCTCAGAGGATGGTACGCAGGCAGAGCATTGTTAATGAAAAAAGATGATAAAAGCTATGTTGACATTACACCATGGGACCCGATGCACACATACTGGGGAACAGGTGATGAAGGACTCACATGGGCTTGTTATAAAGTAAAAAAATCCAAAGAAGTTATAGAATCAGAATACGATGTTAAATTAACTAAGGGCGATAATTATGAAGACTGGCTTGATGTATATGATTACTACGATAAAGACATTAATATTGTTGTCTTATCCAACGGGAGAGTAGTTAAAAAAGCTACATCACACGGATCACCCAGAGTACCGGTGTTTGTAGGACCTGTGGGTGCAACCCCCATGATACAGGCAATGAATGACCATATACCGATAGATGATACAATAGCAGATCACGGAGAATCCGTATTTAAACACAACAGGGACAGCTATGAGAATCATAATTTTATGATGAGCGTTATGCTTGAATTAACAGCAAGATCAAGGAAACAAGGTCTTAAAATTACCTCAAGAGACGGAATGAAAACACTCGATGAAGACCCTTATAAAGAAGGAACTGAAATATCCCTCGCACAGGGAGAGGGCATAGAACCACTGGGTTTACTTGAAGCAGCAAGGGAAACAGGTGCATACATGGGACTTGTGTCCGGTGAAATGCAGAGAGGTTCAATCCCGCATAGTTTATACGGGGATATACAATTCCAGTTATCCGGCTTTGCTATAAATACCCTCAGACAGGGAATTGACAGTATATTACAACCAAAAATAAACGCACTGGAAACGGCTTATACGGAAATGTGCATGCTGATAAATGACCAGTATTTAACAGAATCATTTGATGTTATGGAACTGGCTGGCAGAGATATGAACAGAAAATATTTTAAAGAAGAGATTACCCCGTCATCAATAAAAGATGCGGGAGATATGGAAATAACATTTGTAGGACAACTTCCACAGGATGACATGACAAAGATGAGCATGGCACAGATAGCAAGGGAAGGGGAATCCCCGTTATTACCAGATATAATTATCAGAGATAAAATCCTTGGATTACAGGATACCGACAATATTGAGGATGCCATAAACGAACAAATGGCTGAAAGAGCATTACCTGAAGCAGCACTCTGGACACTGCTCAAAGCAGCAGAAGAAAGAGGCAGACAAGACCTTGCACAATTTTATTACGGGGAATTAATGCACCTGATGAATCAGAGAACACTGGCAAGACAACAGGCAGAAATGGCATTACAACAGGCAGAACAGGCACAACAACAGGCAACTATGGGAGGACAGGGAGCAGGAATTGGTACAACAGGAGTACCGCCACAGGTAAGACCTGAAGCCATGACCGGAGCACCCCCGCCAACACCTACCCCGCAGGCAGGAGCTTTCGTTCCGCCGGGAACTCCAAGACCAGGAGCACAGACAGAAGAAGAAAGATTAACCAGAGAAGGTTTAGGACCTGAAGGAGGAATATAATATGACAACAGAAAGCAGAATAGCAGATATTTTAGCGAAAGAAAAACTTACTTCTGTATTCGGTAGCGAGAGAGATGAAGTATTAAAATGGCTATTAACAGGATTGTCAAGAGAAGAAGTAACTAAAAGAGCTACTAAAACATATTTGGATTTAGACCTGTACGAAACTCCAACAGACGCTAGATGGGCAGCCACAGCATTAGTTGATGAGATTTATACACAGTTACAATTGGTATCCGGGGCAGACGCAAGGAGCGAGCCTATATGGGATAGCGAAGTACTTAAAAATAAAGAATATACTTACGAAGATTTGCAAAAAACATCTGCAAAAGCTGGGTTTCAAAATTCAGATTTTTATAAGAAGTGGTTTGGATGGGGTATTTTTGGGAAAGAAAAGAGGATACATTCCCCTGCCCCTTTTAAATATGTCAGAGCTACCGATCCTATAACAGGGCAAAGAAAAGAGTATAATTTAATATGGGATGAAAAAATTGGCAATTATGTAGACCCTGATAATTTAGGTCCTATTTATGACGTTGTGCCTACTTCTGACGAAACAGTAACAGTCACACTCCCAAACGGACAAGAGAGCACCTACAATAAAATTGAAAGAGATTTTATTGATGGTAAAGTTAGTTACGAAGATGCTTATACTCTTGTATTAGTAGACCATATGGATCAACACAAAGTTAGATTTGGGATGTTCGGTCCTGACGCAGGGGCAATAGACGAATCATTGAGCGGAAAATTATTTATCCCCGGCTCTGTTTCAGAAGACACTACATTAACAGAAACATCTGTTGGAACATTTAGTGACAGGTTAGCAGCAGCAGAAGCTGCACAAAAAGAAAGAGACAGAATAGCTAGAAATATGAGACTTATTGATTCAGGCAGTAATAAAAACTGGCTTAAAACAGGAGTTACACAGTCCGAATACAAAAGAAGAATAGCCCAAGGGTGGATATGGGATAAGGAGGCTTTATTAGGGTGGATGAACCCAACCGATGAAAATATAGAGATAGTCAAAAAGGAATTTGAACAAGGAGACGATGACGCAAAAGATTATGCTAAGGAAAACATAACTCCAAAACTCAAAGTAACACCTGAAACAAAGGCAACAATAACAGAAGCTGGCGTAGAACCAACAATAACAGGACCTGGCATAGAA